CTGGTCAAAAGGGATACACCGATGCCCAGCAGCAGGCGCTGACCGGGATGCTGACCAAGCAGAAGATTCAGGAGTACAAGCAGAAGCTGGAAAGCCGTGAGGCGATGAATAAGGCGCTGCAAGCAGCAGCTGGCGGCGCGCCAATGCCTGCCGCTGGATCATTGACCACCGCGCAGCAGGCGTTGGCTGCTCCTGGTATGCCTGTTGGCCCGACCCGGCAGCGAGCTGCCATGGTTGGCGCTCCGGCGCAGGCTATGTCTCCTGGGATGTCTACCCTTGGCATTTCTCGGGAACAGGCCCAAGGTATTTTGAAGCTGCCAGAGAGTGAACGCGCCAATGCGTACAGCAGTATGCTGGTTGACAACATGAAGTTTGGCGAAGCCAAGCCCATGGTCATGGATGGCCGGACGGTGATGGTTCAGACCAACGCCTTTGGCCAGCAAAGGGTCGCGCCTGGCTTGCAGCCGTATGAGGCGCTGCCAAGTGATGTAAGAACCGCACAGTATTTAGGCGGGACATCGCTGGCAGGCACTGGCGCCGCTGGCGCCACAGCAATTGCTAGAACAAAAGACCCGGCCTATTTGGGCTTGACTGAAGGCCAAAAAGCGGTTGACAAGAAGTTTGCAGAAACCAACGTCGAGTGGTTGACCGGGCAAAATGCTGACGTTGCAGCAAACGCTGCTCAAGTGGCGACGGTTTTGGCTCAGGTTGAGGCAGGTAAGCCACTGACCGGGCCAGCCTTTGGCGCGCTGCAGGCTATTGCGCCAGACTTCTTGACGGCGATTATTAACCCGCAGGCAACCAATGCCCTAGAGCAGATACAAGAGGTTGCGCAGCGCAACTTGAGAATTGTTCTTGGCGCCCAATTTGCTCAAAAAGAAGGCGAGCAACTCATCAGACGTGCATACAACCCGGCGCTGTCTCCAGCGCAAAACGCTGCCCGCCTGCGCAGGTTGTTTGCGCAGATTCAGGTTGCTGCTCAACAGAAGCAGGCCATGGTCGAGTATTTCCAAGAGAACGGCACGCTCAGAGGCTACAAGGGCAAGATACCATCAGTCGAGGACTTTTATAAGGTTCTAAGAGAGGGTGACCAAGCATTGCCTTTGACCGCAGACGAAGAAGCGCTGCTTAATCGTTACAACACCACCCCAAGATAACCAAGGGCGCAACCATGGCAACCTTACAGGAAATGATGCAGGCCCTAAACAAAGCGGACGCCGCTGGGGCTACAGATGATGCGCAAAGGATTGCGGACATGATCCGCAGGCGCTACCCTGAAGCTGCAGGTGCAGCGCCTGCAGCCGCTCCAGAGGGCGACACGCAATATATGCGTTCGTTCTTTCAGGGCATCACGTTTAAGGGCGCCGACGAGGCAGAGGCTTGGGCGCGAGCCACGTTTAATGGCGAGGACTACGACACGGTGCTTGCCGACGTGCGCAAGAAAATTAAGTCGTTTGAAAAGACCTCTCCAGTGTCTGCGATTCTGACCGAGACCGCTGGCGCGGCCATCCCTGCCATATTGGCGACGATTGGCACTGGCGGCGCAGCCGCACCCACCACAACCGCTACCATATTCCCGATGCTGGCTCGGCTCGCCGCAGTCGGCGGCGTTGAGGGATTTTTGGCGGGTGTTGGTGGCGCAGAGGGCGGCATCAAGGAGCGCGCAATTGGCGGGGCCGCTGGCGCCGCTACTGGTGCTGCTTTGGCACCAGCGGGTGGTGCTGCTTTACGTGGCGTAGGCAAACTTGGCAGCAGCTTTCTTGAGTTTGTTCGCCGCCGCAGCGGAGGCCGCGGTGGTAGCGTGGTCGAGAATGAGATACGCAAAATCACCGAAGCCACAGGCATGACGGTGGATGAGATCGTTGACCGCATCCGCAGCGGCGAGGTGATGGCAGAGTTCCCGTCGCTTATGGCTGCGGTGCGCGGCTACTATGCCGGGGGCGGTGCTCCAGCGTCGACGATTCGGCAGGCTCTGACCGAGCGGCCACCGATGCTGCGCGAGCAGGCTCAAGCGCAACTGCGCGCGGGACTGGCACCAGACTCCGTGTCACCCAACGTGCTGCGAGCAGCGCGGGAGTCTGACGAGGCTGCGCGCCAGGTTGAGAAGGCACGCTACGCACAGGCTTTTGAGACCGGCGGCGTGGTAGAGGGGCCAATGTTGCAGGACTTGGCCACGGCGCTGGAGCGCTCGCCTGATGCTCGCAAGAACATCAACAAGCTGCTGCAGGCGCAAGGCCGACAGCCTTTTTTCAACCTCAAAGGCGGCAAGGTCAACATCGACCGGGCCATCACCTTTGAGGACGCAGAAATCGCCCGCCGAGGTATCGCTGACACCATAGACAAAGCCTTTAGGGAGGGTCTCGGCGCTGTCGGTGGTGCGCTCAAGGACGTTGAGCAAGCGCTGCGCGCGCAGATAGACTACGCGGCACCGCAGGTTGGCCAAGCAAGGGCGTTTGCTGCTGGGCGTCGCGGCCAACGCGAGGCGTTCGAGCAGGGCCGCATGGTGTTTGGCAAGGGCGCAGACGAGCAGGAAATGTTTATCGAGGGCCTACGGTCAGACCCCAACAAGCTGGCCGTGTTTCGCTCTGGCGTCATGGACGCAATACGCCGCCGCATGGAGTCGGGCAACAAGGTCTCTACGTACCGGCAGCTTGCAGACCCCGAAACAAAAGAAGGTCGCATCCTACGCATGGTGTACCCTGGCGACCAGCTTGAGGACGTGCTGGGTTCCTTGGGTAGAGCCGCGAGGTCTCAACAGGCAGCTGGTCAAATACTTGGCGGTAGCCAGACCGCTCCAACCCTGATGGCCGCAGCGCGCCAGGGTATGGGCGCGCCATCGCCGGAGGACGCGTTGAGGGCAGCTGGTGGTGACATATTTAGCATCACCCGTTTGGCGCGTCAGGCGATCAATTCTGTCGCACCAATGCTGTCAGAGCGAGAAAAAGCGCGCGTTGCCAATGTGCTGGTGTCCCAAGACCCGGACTTTGTCAGGAGAACGCTAACCGACGAGCGCGCGCTAGCTAGAGCGATTGCAACCATCACGCTTGGCGCACAAAGAATAACCGCACCGCTGCCCGGCCTGACCAGCATCATTGGTGGCGGTGCTGCTGGCGAAGCGTTCACTGGAGCGCAGTAAATGGCCGACGGTCTCCTACCCTACCTGTTCAGCCGCAGCAATGCGTTTCGGCGCAACCTGATGGACATGGTCAGCAACCCTGCTGACTATGCCGCCAAGATGGGCGGGCAGGTTGTGGACACCGGCAACGAGCTGGCCGAGCTGCAGGAGCGCTCGGGTATGTTCGGCGCTGGCCCGGTGGACGAGGCGGCGCGTGACGAGCTGTACCAGCGGGCGGCAGATGCGGCCATGAACATGACTGGGATGATTCGCATGAGTCATGGCTCGCCTCATTTATTTAGCAAATTCGACTTTGGCCCCAAAAAGATTGGCACCGGCGAGGGCGCTCAGGCTTATGGACATGGAGGTTATCTCGCAGAGGGGTTTGATAGCCCGGTGGCAAAAGCATATACGCCACGCGATTTTGATTATGAATCTGAGCTAATGAAGCTGTATAAAAACGCTGAACGTAGACGCGACTACGACAGCTTGGATGTGCTTGAAAGTGCAATGATGCACAGCACACCAGCAGAATTACGCGCTCAGTTTGGCAAGTCTGCTGAACCTTTAATTAGACAGATTGAGTCCATACCAATAACTTCTGGTCGTCTTTACAACGTCGAGGCCAAGTGGCCTGACGCCGCAAGAGAGGCTAGAGACCCACTTGGTAAGCAACATTTTCTAAATTGGGACAAACCGCTGAGTGAGCAATCGCCACAGGTCATACGGCTAGCAAGGCAATACAACCTCAACGACCCAGACCATCTCGGTGGCGACCTAGTGGCCGCTGCCGATGCCAAGCGTCGAGCTGGTGCAGCTCAACTGCAGCAGGCTGGCATACCCGGCATAACATACCTAGACTCAGGCTCGCGTGGTGCAGGACAAGGCACCAGCAACTACGTCATATTCCCCGGCAACGAAAGTCTGCTTGAGATTATTCAGCGGACTGGAGCACAGTAAATGGCAACATACCTAGACCCCGAAGAAGCGCTGTTCCGAGCCTATCAGGAGCTGCAGTCTAACGACCCATACGCGTCGCGGCGTATGTTTACAAACGCCGCTGGGTTTGCGCCCGGTGCAGGCGTGCTAGAGGCGCTTGGTATGTTCCCCAGCCCAAGCGGTGGTTACGAGCCAAGCCTGGGACAGAACATCAGCCAGGGCAACCTGGGTAGCGCGCTGCTGCAGCTGCTCGGAGCAGGCGGCGACGCGGCACTTGCCACCGGCGTGCTGGCACCAATTGGTTTGGGAATGAAAACTGTAGCTCAGACCGGCAAGGCGCTCAAGGCTGGGAGTAAGGCTGCGAAGGCTACGCCTAAAGCGCCGCGTATGAGCGCGGCAGAAGCGCGTGAGGCAGGATACTGGCACAACATTGGCGCTGACAAAAAGTTGCCTATACCAATCAGTCAAATGACGGCAGAGCGCGAACCTGTGCGTGGACTGTTAGACCGAATCACGATTGATGCAGAGAAAATGCAGGGTGGTTCAATCATTCCATTTGTTGGCGACAGGTCTATTGCCGGACAAAACCTCTTGGGTATTGGTGGATATAGATTCGACAATCCAGTTTACCTTGAGGGCGGCTACGACTTTATGCGCACTCACTCGCCGGAGGGCACGGTCTGGGCGTCCAATCAGGGCGCAGCTCAAGCACTGCAAAACAGAATTAACAAAGCTGCTGGCGATTTTTCTGGTGACGTTTATGGCGTCTACTCTGCCATGGGGCCACTGTCCATGGACTACAACGTAATGATGGCTGATGCTCTGTTTGAGCAAATCAAGAACAGCAAGATTACAAAAAAGGCAATGCAGGAATTTGACAAAGAGTTGAGAGCGGTGCGGCCAGAGTGGAAAGGCATTGGCAATCCAGAGTCGCGCGCACAGCTTGAGGCCAATGGTGCATTGAGAACTGCGTTTGTCGATAGGATGCAGCTGGACAAATTCCAAGACGCTAATTTCCCCAACATTGCCTATACGCGCTGGGCGCTGACAGACCCCAAGCTGTTGAATGAGCCTATGTATTCCAGCGGTTTGGCTATTGGAAGAATGTCACCCGGCGCTGACTTGGTGCTCAACCCAGTGACGCCACACAAAACCTACGACTCGCAGCTGCGTGGTCAATACATGGGCGGCTTTGACCAATCCATACCAAGGGAAATCATGTTCCCCGACTGGTACAGACAGCGCCGTGTAGAGGGTAGACCAGAGAGCGGTGATACCTACTCATTTATGAGAGCCAAGCCAATCCAGCAAACCAATCAGCAGTGGCTCGACGGCATCATGAATTACCTTGGACGTTAAGCAGCTCTTTGAGATTAACCAATATCAGGTCAATCCTTTTTTCGGTCTCCAACTTAAACTCAGCTGGCTCATCCTGCTCTGACTCTACCGCTGACTCAATGAAATGCTGCAGCGTCTCAAGCGCTTCAAGTTTTTCTGCGTGAGTCATCTGCTCTGCTGGTTTCATACCTTACCCCCAAAGAACGCCGTCATCAGCGGGTCAACCTTGACCTTGTGGCGGCGTGTTTTTTTCTTGACGTTTTCTAGGTCGCGCTCGATTGGTTCCATACGGTCGCGGTGGCGGCGCATGATCTCGGCGCGGGTCAGCGACCTTGGCTTTGGTGCGTCAGCCCCAGGGCCAAGCGAGAAGCGTCGCACGTATGGCCCGGTCGGGTTGGTCGTGATCCAGCCGCTGACGTGGATGAGGTTCATCTTGCGCATTTTGTTGATGACCCTGTACGCGTACCGCTTGCCACAGTAGCAGTGCTCAACAACCTCCTGGCCATTCGCGCCTGGATTCGCTTCTATGTAAGCGATTATTCGTTGGGCGATGGCTGATTGAGAAACGAATCTTCCAGAGCTGCGAATACGGCGGCCATTCCCGCCTGGTACCCCGCCCGCCACACCTCCAGGTGCGGCACCGCCATCTGCCTCCGGCTGGTATCTACTATCCATTCGTAAAATTCCTTGTCGCTGTTGTTTACTGGTTCGTTCATTTGAGTGACTCCTGTATCCGGCTACCAATCCACCGCACCACCGGCACCGCCCAACTGTTGCCCAGCGCCTTGTAACGTGGCCCGTCTGGTGAGTCATCGGCTTTGCGCCATGGGATGTTTGTGTACCCGTCAGGGAATCCCTGTAGGCGCTCGCACTCGGTGGGGGTGAGTCGGCGGACTGCCATGTTGACCATCACGGTTGGCCCGCTGGCGTTTATGCTGGAGCCTGGCGTTCCCATTGTGGCGGCGATGTCTCCAGTGAGGTTCCCGTTGTAGACATCTGTGCCAACAGGCTGCGCCACGCCGTGTACATCCATACAGTTCAGTGTAAAACTGACTTCCTCATTCCAGCCGCTTCCTTGTGAATTTTGTGATGTATGCCCCGCGCCTTGCAATGCGTAGGCGGCGATGGGAGCCTCATGCACGCAGGTCAGCGTAGGTACGTAGCCTTCAGCAATCTCAGCTCCACCCTGCCCGTGGGCCATAGCGATTAACTTGCCTTCATGGGCATATTGGTCAGACACCCCCTTGGGGCCATCTGCGGCACAAAGTGACGATGTGATATCTGAGACATGGGCGACGATAGCCTCAGTCTCTACTCTTTCGTTTCCTGTACGACTGAATGGAGCGCCGCTTGTAACTGTGGGGGCAACTGCTTTCCCCGCCTCTCGGCTCGGCGCAATATCCCGGCGCACGCCTTGGAACTCAAAAAGAACCGCTGCGGGATCGAAGTCGTCTCTAGCACTTGCGACAACGAACACACGGCGGCGGCGTTGGGCCACTCCGAAATATTGGGCATCGAGGACGCGCCACGCGATTGCTCTTTGGGGGCCAAGCACACAACCTGCGTTTGTCCATCGCCCCCCTGCCGGGAGTAACGGTAGGCTTTCACCGGCAAGCCCTGCCAAAAAGCACCCGAAGGCGTTGTCTTTGGTGTTGAGGACTCCTGGGACGTTCTCCCAAAAGATGATGGCTGGCTGCTGTCCAGCGGGTCGTCGAACATCGTCAATTGCATCTGCTATCTCGCAAAAGGTTAAAGAAAGGTTGCCCCGATCATCGTCCAATGACTTGCGTAAACCAGCAACAGAAAAAGCCTGACACGGTGTGCCGCCACAGAACAGGTCGGGAGCCTCGACCTCGCCCGACCTGATGCGGTCAGGCAGGGCGGTCATATCGCCCAGGTTGGGCACATCGGGGTAGTGGTGCGCCAGCACCGCCGATGGGAACGGCTCGATCTCGGACAGCCAAGCCGCCTCCCAGCCCAGCGGGTGCCACGCAACGCTTGCGGCCTCGATGCCGCTGCATACAGAACCAAACCTCATTGCAACCACTCCATGGTGCCGTAAATTAACGGCGCGGCGATCAGGGCCGCAGCCGTCAGGTCAATCAACCAGCCGCGTAGTTTAGACCGGCGGCGGTATGGCTTGGGTAGCGGTGGGTAGTAAGTGTGTCGTCCCATGTCGGTGTCTCCTTGAGTTAGTTGGTGAAACCAATTATGCCCTATTGCAGTCAAACCCATCAAGCCCTACTAAAGTGTGGGGTTATTTGACGTAAATGCCTACAATTCTGTCCATGAACCCCCTAACAGACCTATCCCTGCGCGCCCGCTACCACGGGCTGAAGATGTCAGACGTGTGCGCTGAGGCTGGCATACAGCCCGCCCAGGCGTCGCGCTGGAAGCACAACAAGGTCAGGCCGCTATATGAGAGCGTGGGTCGCCTGGAGGAGGCTCTGGCGCGTTTAATAGAGCGCCAGGCGATGGAGGCTGCGCAAGCAGCTGACGCACCAGCAGACGCAGCAACGCCGACCGAGTTAACCCCAGTCGGCGTGCTTGAGCAGCAAATCGGCGCGCCTCAGCCTGACTGATGTACGCGCCGATCAGGACTCGGTTGCCTACCAATCGTCGTCCCCGGCCATGTCGCCAGCACCAGCCCCAGCAGCGGCGGGTGCCGCAGCCAAGCCAAAGTCACTAGCAGCACTGCTGCGCCCGCCACCGAGCTGCTCGCCCTTGCGCGCCAGCATGACGTGGTTCAGGCCAAAGGCTACGCCCTTGTTGCCTGCGGCGTCGTAGGCGTAGGCGTTCAATGACACGCGGCCATAGTCGCCCGACACAATCGCGTCCGAGTCGATCAGGTCACGGCCCTTGGCGTCCACCACCCCAGGCTTGCGGTCGGCGTTGGTCTTGACCGTCATGAAGTACTGACCAGCGTACTCTGAGCCGAGAGACGAGCCGTCGGACTTGGTCTCGGTGTCACCATCGCGCAGAGGGTTGCGCACC